GTCGCAGGTCTAGCCAGTAGTTGGCTCGATGCAAAAACTACAAAGCAAGCTGCGGAAGCGAAATTAAAACTTACAGAGGCCGAAGCCAAAGCAAAGATTTTGCTGTCAGAAAAAACAAGCGTTGCTGACTGGGAACGCATTATGGCAGAGAACAGCGGTTCGAGCTGGAAGGACGAATTTTTCGTAATTGTGCTATCAATTCCACTTATACTTGCATTCGTGCCGGGTGCCGAAGGTATTGTAGACAGAGGCTTTGAGCAGCTTCATAAGGCACCGGACTGGTATTTTTACAGTTTGGGTATCGCAATAAGTGCCTCATTTGGAGTGAAAGGGTACAAACAATTCGTTAGGAGAAAGTAATGTACACTTACTTTGTGAAGTCTGTAGATAGAGTTGTTGATGGAGATACCATTGATATAATTATTGATCTTGGCTTTGACCTCACAAAAAAAGAACGTGTTAGGCTTGCGGGTATAGACACACCAGAAAAGAGAACTAAAGATCCAAAAGAAAAAGAAATGGGTTATCAAGCCACAGAGTTTTTAGAAATGCATCTTATGGAAGCTACAAAGCTTACTGTAAGAACTGAAAAAGATGGTAAATTTGGACGTATGCTTGGTTGGTTATATAAGTCTGACGAAGACACAATGTCTATTAATCAAATTATGATAGATAAAGGTTACGCTTGGGCTTATGATGGCGGCACGAAAGAAAAGAACCTTGATGATCTTTTAGCAAAAAGGGGAAAGACTGATGGCGTTTGAAGCATTAAAACTACTGCAAGAAAAATGTGGAGTAAATCCAGATGGAGCATTTGGCCCAAATACAGCCAAAGCTATTGTATCACACTATGAGCTTTCTCCAGAGAGAGGGGCGCACCTTTTAGGCCAAACCGTGCATGAAAGCGGTTCTTTCAAATATACTTCAGAAAATCTGAACTATTCTGTAGATGCCTGTCTAAAGGTGTTTGGTAAATATTTTAAAACCGAAGAAGAAGCAGAACCTTATGCCAGAAACCCAAAAGCCCTTGCCGATAAGGTCTACGGACACCGTGGCGGGAATGACGGCCAAGGCTATGCGTGGCGAGGCCGAGGTTTCCTTCAATTGACGCACAGAGATAATTATAGATCTTTTGCAAGCGATATGAGGTTACCAGAGGTCATGAACAACCCTGATCTTGTAGCAAATGATTACGCTATGGACTCAGCTTTATGGTTCTTCAAGCGTAATAATATATGGAAAATATGCGATGAAGGTGTAAATGATGACACAATCAAGCGTGTGACTAGGGTGGTAAATGGCGGTTATAATGGGCTAGATCATCGTGTAAAAGAAACAAAAAAGATTTATGAGTGGATATCTTAGCTTAGTAATGCTAAAATAACGTAGAACCTGTTGGAGAAATAAATGAGTTTAGGCACTTTATTTAGTATCGGAAAGACCATTTTGGGCGGTTCTGGTAATCCTATAACAGATTTCGCAACTAATTTTCTTATAAGTAAAGCTTTAGGTGGCGACACAAAAGACGCTGCAAAGGCTACTTTATTACAACAAGGTCTGGGATCTTCTGGTTTATTAGATAGTATTTTTGGAAAAAAAGACGAACAATTGTCTGATAATTCTATGCTGGCTGCAGCTATGTCAGATACAGCAGGTCCAAAAAAGTTTAGTAGAAAGGGTCAAAGATCTGAAGGGTTAGCTTCAGCAGCAGCAGAAAAGGGTTCTTCAAGCATTTCTCCTATAAAAGGCGGTCTTGGATCTTTGTTAGATAGTGATTTCTTAAAATCACCTTTAGGTATGGGGCTTGCTGCTGTATTAGTCGATAAATTGTTCGGGTCGGATGATGTTGAAGGATCAAAACTAGCTAGTATGCCATTTGGTGGAGTAGAAGGTTTTACTAAATTAAATGTTCCAAGACGTTTGGCTGCAGGGGGTTATATTGATGGCGAGTATTTTCCTCGTAGAAATGGCGGTATAATGCCCTCAGAAGGATCTGGTCAAAAAGATGATGTGCCTGCTATGCTTATGGCAGGTGAGTTTGTATTGAAGAAAGATGCTGTTAAAGGTTTAGGTGGCGGAGATCTCAATAAAGGTATTGAGAGAGCTTATGCGCTGCAAAACAAATTAGCATCTCAAGGAGCGTAGATATGTCTGAACCAATGGAAACAATACGCCGCCGCCCAGAGTATATAGAACTCAGGGAAAAGGCTTTATTAGATGCAATATTTGGGCAGTATGACCCTAATAAGGGATTTACTGGGGGTCTTATACAAGACCCTGATATGTTTAAGATAGCTCCTTATCGTATAGCTCAAAGAACAGGTTTAGAGGATTTTGCAAATAGGTTTCTAAGTCAAGATCCTGAGTCTTTTATGAGCAGAACAGATCCTTACTTTGATCAATCAAGAGAAGCTTTAGGTCAAGGTATTGGTGCGCTAACTCAAGCAAGAGATATGATCTCCGATCCTAACACTGTACAAGACTTTATGAATCCATATTTGGATGCAGTAGTTGAAGAAAGCATGTCTGACATTAACAGAGCAGGTGATCAAGCATTAATGAGAGGCGATGCTAGAGCTGTAAAAGCTGGCGCTTTTGGTGGTTCAAGACAAGGCATTCAGTCTGCTGAAATTGAAAGAAATATTTTAGATGCAAAACGCAAAGCATCGTCTGATCTCAGGTCAAAAGGTTTTCAACAAGCACAGAAAGCTGCGATGGAAGCAGGCAGACTTACTGGTGGCATAGGTCAATCTCTAGCAGGTGCGGCAGGTAAGAGCGCTGACATTGGTAGGGTATATGGCGCTATGGCTCCTGCAGATCTTGGTTTCTTATCTGGAGTTGGTCAGGCCGACAGAGGTTACAGACAAAGCGTCATCGACATGGCTAGAAAAGAAATGCAAAGGCCAACTGAGCAAGCATTATTACCATATAATTATGCTTATGGCGCTCTTGCTGGTACACCTTCTGCGGGTGTATATAATCAGGTTCAAACATCAAATGCGCCTGCAACCAACCCATTATTGGCAGGCATAGGCGCTTATACAACATTGCAAGGCATTAACGCACAATAAGGCGAACAATTATGGCACCTCGTACTAATATTTATCAAGAATATGAAGATATTTTATCTAATCGCGGCCTTGGCAGTGTGCCTGCTAATAATAAAAGTAGGTTACAGTTAGGTATAGAAAGCGGAAGATTAACAGATCCAAGTAGTATTCCTGAAAAATCTGGTACATATATTGATGAACTTCAAAGAGGTTTAATGAATCTTGGGAATATAGTTAAATCTGGTGGTTTAAGTCAGGCTTTTCAGCCACCTAAGAATATACAGGAAGCAGCAAAACAAATAGAAGAAACTTATAAAAAAGGAACACCTGACGATTTTGTTCCTTTTGATACGAGCAAGTTTGATGCTGAGAATGCAAAAATAATTGCAAATCTAGCCCCCGGACAGAAAATACCTATGAAAGATTCATCTTCACTTTTAGGAGCGGCGGGTGCAGGTGATTCTGCAAATTCTCAAAATATAATACAAGATCTAATAGAAAAAGCTTCGGCAGGTCAAAGAGCAGAGGATTTTAGAGATAAAGAATCACAAATAGCTGCAATGCAAGGTATGCCGCAAGAAAATCTTGTAGGTAAATCTGTTCCTGTTACTGAAGAAGATCCGTCTACAACACCTCCTGAATCTGATCCTATTCAAAATTTGTTTGCTGGTGGTATGGAAGAGTACATAAAAGCAGCACAAATTCCATTGCCTACTCAAATGAGTAGAGAGCAAGCTATGGATAAATATAAAAAAGAATTTGCAGAAGCTACGGGTTTAAATATTGATGGTAAGCCTGATAAAAGTTTAGCTCTTATGTCTCTTGGCCTTGCATTAATGCAAAACAGGGCAGGTAAAGGTTTTAATGTAGGTAAGATTCTTAGTTCTGTAGGAGAAGCAGGGCAAGCAGCTTTGCCTGTTTTAGCTCAAGCTAAGAAAGAAGCAAAAGAAGCTCAAATGGCTGCGGGTCAGTACGCATTGCAAATGATTAAATCTGATCAAGATGCTACTCAAGCTATTAAAACTCAAAATGCCGCAATAAGACAGCAGTTTTTGTTAAAGAATTTTGAAGCAGAAAATGAAGCAAAATTGCAAATGCAAAAAGCTTTGCTTGAAGGTGGTAAAGATGTCGATCAATTGCCATCTAAATTTTTTGATCAAGAAATACAAATTGGATCAAACACATATAAAATGAAAAGAGGTGTTAACCCATCAAACTTACAGAGTGTTTTTGTAGATCCAGTTACTGATTCTGCTGAAATAGTAAATTCTTACAACAAAACTATGGGTGGATTGAAATCCATTTCAGAGATGGAAAAGCTTACAAGAGATCTTATAGATATTTCTAATGAGCAAGTCGGAGGAATAACAGCGGTAAGATTTTTAGATGCGGCTGAAGGTGTTTTAAAAAGCATGGGGCTTACTAAAGGTAACTTTTTTGATAGTCTTAAACCAGAAGAACTTAAAGAATTAGGCACAAGAAAATTATCTATAGAGTCTGAAATAGACACTATTAGAAGAGCTTTTATTATGAGATTTAAAAGATTTATTTCTCAAGAAACAGGTAATGGTATTTCTAATGTGGATGTTAAAAATATTCAAGATGCTTCTGGTGATCTTGAAACATTATTTAGTTTTAGAAATCCAGAGGCATCCTTAAAAGCCTTTAAAGAAATAAGGCAAATTTTTGATGATTCTGCACTTGCGTTAAATAGAGCAATAGAACAATTTACAGATCGTAGAGAATATTATGATGGTGCAAAAGGTGATGAGCTTTATACCAGAACAATGGAAGCTATGCAAAAAGGTCTTACCCTTGGACAAGAGCTTGGGCTAGTAGAAGCTAAAGTGGTTAAAAATGATGATGGTTCTGAACTTATGGTTTATGATTTAACTGATTTAGCAACAGGTTAATAGCATGGGTACTGTTCAAGTTAAAACACAAACTGGTACACTTGAGTTTAAAATAAAAGGTGATAATCCTAATCCAGTTGAATTAGCTGCGATAAGAAGGATTGTTACTTCACAAGCTCTGCCAGAAAGATCTGAAAGAAGAGCAGTACAACAAGACGAACAATTGTTTGATAGATCAACTGGTATTCAAAACTTAGAGTTGCGAAGAAAATTAAGTCGTGCAGATACTGCTGAAGATGAAGCTTTAGCATTAAAATCTATGGGATTATCAGAAAATGAGTATTTAAGAGATGCTAGAGGTAGATTAGCTTTAACTCCAGCAGGTGCTAAAAAGTTCGGTGTCGATTCTGATCGTAACGTAATGATTGACGAAAGAGGTTTTAGTAGAGCTGATTTTGCGGATCTTTCTAGTTTAGGAAGAGAGCTAGTAGGTGGTGTTGGCGGCGCTGTAGCCGGGCAAGCTTTTATTCCTATACCTATTGTAGGTGCTATGATAGGCGCTGGTCTTGGCACAGGTGGTGCAAAATTGGTAGAAGAAGGTCAAGAGTATCTTGAAGGAACTCAAGGCCAAGAGGCATCAGAGGTATTTATAGATGCAGCTAAAGAGGGCGCACTTGCTGCTGCTTTTGAGGGTGCTGGTCAAGTTGTTTTTTCAACTGTCGGCAAACTATTTGGAAAGCCAAGACTAGGTAAAAACTTAACCGAAGAACAACTTGAACTCGCTGGTTTGTCTATGGATAAATTTGGCATAAAGCCAACGCTTAGTCAGGTTGGAGCAACTAAACCTATAGCTAGACAGCAGGGCATAACTGAAAAAGTAATAGGAACATCTAAAAGAACAAGAGACAATCATAATGCCATTATAAATCAGTTAGAAGAATTTAGAGGAAATTATGGCGCATCAAACCCTGATGATGTTGCAGATATATTAACAGAAGCCGCAAAATCAGGATCTGTTAATATTGAGAATGTAAGAAAGTCTATAACTCAAGACGTAGTTAATTTGATGAAACAATCAAATGAATCTCTTGGAGCTGCGGCAGCTAAAGACAAAGCTATAGACGATGATTTGTTTGAAATATTTACTACAGCTTTTACAAAATTTGATGAAGAGATGAAAACTCAGTTTTCTGTTGTAAATAATTTAATTAGTGATGCATCAGGAAGAAAAGCATTATTTGACGTTACAGCTATAAAAAAAGATGCTTTCAGAGAGTTAGATGATTTAGTTAATATTACTTCTGGCGTAGATGATTTAGGCATGAAAAAACAAATGTTAGAACAAATAACTAACATTCCAGATAAAGCATCTTTTGCTCAAATTTATAATGCTAGAAAACAATTAAATGACAGATGGTTAAGCAACTATGGCTCAGTTAGCGTATCAGATGTTAAAGATAAATTTTTACAAAGATTAGACAATAAATTAGGCACTAGAAGTATAAACAGTTTAATAAATAATGGATCTATGGAAGGTTTATCAAAGTCGCAAAAGGCAATGTTTACATCTGCGGCAAAGAAACTTCCTACAATTAGAAAGAATTTTAGAGAAGGATTAAAGCAGTTTGAAAACTTACGAGGCACTTTAGGTTTAAGAGATTTAGTCAGATCTGTTAAAAACGGAGAAACAGTAGATACTGCTAAAGCGGCAAATTCTTTAATATCCCCAGATAACCCAACTGCATTAAAAAGAGCTGCTGCAGCAGTTGGAGAAAATACCTTTGCACCTATAAGAGATAGAATAGCAGGCCAATGGTTAAGAAGTACTTTTAAAAAATCTACTAAAGTAGGAAGAACTGGAGCTGTAAGCACTCACAAATTTTTAGATGAATTTGATAAATTAGGTAGTACAGCCGATGAATTGTTCGGGTCAAATGCCGCAGAAATAAAAAAATTAGCCGAACAAATGAATGCTTTAAGTTTATCAAATGTTTCTGCTAGTATGATTGATGATGTTGCTAGAGCTGGTGTAGATGAGCCTGCAATAAATCTTCTTAAAAATTTAAAGTCTGTTTTAGACGAGCAATCTGCTATGAATAGAAGTAGAGCTTTAACTAAACTACAAGATGAGTCCTTATCATCAACTGCGGCAGCAGAGGTCATTGCCGATAGAGGCACTAAAGACACAGATGTTGCTAAGTTAATGAAATATTTTCAAGATCCACAAGATATAGATAAAATAAGAGCTTTCTACATTGATAATATCATTGGTGATTTTGGAGACACATTTCTAACAGAACCTAAACAATTTAAACTTTTTGGCAAAAGGCTCCAAGAAGAATATTCAACTGGTAAGTTAGATACAATCTTTGGCAAAGAGATGGCTAAAGACATGAATGATTTTGGAAGAGTTATGGTCTTTAATTCAAAGGCAGTAGAAGGTGGTGATCTTGTAGCAGCAAACATTGCAGCTAAACCGTTGGAAAACTTAGGAACTATAGCGAGACTTTTTGTTGTAGGTAGATTGTTTTCTTCAGCTCCTCATTACAATTCAGTGTTGAAACAATATAGAAGAATGTCGCAGGGGCAAAATACAAGAACAAAAGCAGAAATATTAGGCACATTACTTTCTGATGCTTTCGGATCTTTTATATCTCAGGCTCCACCCCAGCTTATTCAAGAAGGTACACAAGAAACAAAAAAACAAGTAGAAGCTTTAGCTTCAAATGTAGTTGGTGATAGAATGCCTCAAATTTCTTCTTTAAGACAAGCCGCTACTTCTAGACAAGCCACTCCTGTGCCTCAAGTAGCACCACCAGTATCTGCTCCACAAGTTAAGCGAGTTCAGGATATTAGACAGAGAGCAAGAGAAAACCCTGCAATAGCCGCTACATTGCTTGGCGGTCTAGGTAGTGCAGGGTTACTTTAGTCTTCTATAACAGCACTTAATCCAGCGGGCGCTGCGCTTGTTACGTTTCTAGGTTGAAATCTAGGTGCAATTGCACTTGGAGCGCCAGAAATATCATGAGCATCATCTACTATGATAGACAATTGCTGAGAAATATTGCGCCGCTCTTTTGTCGCCATTTGCACAATTTTTCTATAAGTATCTACGCTGACGCTTATAGACTTGTATTTATCTGATGATGGCACTAGCATAACTCCCATAATGTACTCGAAACCAAGATATAATCCCAAACTAAAAAGGTCAAGACCAAAGTATGGGAACAAAAAAACTGTTGTGCATGGCATCAAGTTTGACTCAAAGTGGGAATCGGAGCGTTACCTATATCTAAAGTCACTTGAGAAAGCAGGTCGAATCACAGATCTTGAGTTACAACCGCGCTACAATCTTATGGTCAACGATCAAAAAATCTGTGCGTATGTAGCCGACTTTAAATATAATAAAGAGAACGCAGATGGTATTTGGGAACATATTGTCGAAGACGCTAAAGGTGTAGAAACCCCTGAATTTAAACTAAAAAAGAAACTTATGAAGGCTGTTTTGGGTATCGAAATATATTTATCTAAAAAAAGTTCTTGACTCACTTCCCATACTTTGCCATACATTTGACTGTCTAATAAAAAATTGGAGGTTGCTATGAGCAACGCATTACTTGAGCGCAGGGAAGAACTGCGCACCGTCATCTCAGAGCTTAAAGAAGAGCTTTCTGATGTTAATCAAAAAATCCAAGATGTTTGGCTAGGTCAGGTTCGTGATGCTTTACGAGCCGATGGTAAAGATTTTGGTACAACAAGAATCGTATCTGGTAACAAGAAGTTCAAGGCTACGGTTCGTAAGAAAGTGATTTGGGATCAAGATAAACTCCGTAATGAGTTAAATTCTATGTCACCAGAAAACGCTCAACACTACGGAAAAGTAGTTTTTTCTGTAGAAGAGCGTAAATACACAGCCGCTCCACCAGAAATCAAGCAGCAGCTTGAAGACTGTAGAACGGTGGAGATTGGTAGTTTCTCATTTGAGGAGGATGTATAATGGGTTTGCAAATTATATCGGCAGAACAAAGACTTGCAGAAAAACGCGGTCATAAGATCGTTGTTTGTGGACCAAGTGGTGTAGGTAAAACAACATTAGCTAGAACGCTTGATCCTAAAAAGACTTTGTTCATGGACTTAGAAGCAGGGGACGCGGCCATCGAAGGTTTTCCTATTGATGTTATTCGTCCACAAACGTGGGCAGAATGTCGTGACTTTGCTTGTTATCTTGGTGGGCCAAACCCATCATTACATGAAGATCAATGCTATAGTCAGGCACATTACGATGGTGTGTGTCAGATGTATGGTGATCCAGATCAATCGTTATTGAGGTATGAATCTCTGTTTATCGACTCTATCACAGTCGCAGGGCGTTTATGCTTTCAATGGTGTCAGCAACAGCCAGAAGCACGATCCGACAGGACTGGCAAGCTAGACACTCGTGCAGCCTACGGGATGCATGGTCGTGAGATGATGGCATGGCTAACACACTTGCAGCATATCCGCGACAGAAACGTAATCTTTGTTGGCATCTTAGATGAGTATACTGATGATTATGGGCGTAAGCAATACGCGCTCCAAATCGAAGGCTCTAAAACTGGCAAAGAATTACCGGGCATCGTAGACGAAGTTATCACGATGGCGGTCTTGGGAGGCGAAAACGGACCCTATCGCGCCTTTGTCTGCGATGCTTTAAATGAATGGGGCTATCCCGCAAAGGATCGTTCTGGTAGGCTCGATACACTCGAAGAGCCACACCTTGGTAAACTATTAAGTAAAATGGGCAGTGGGGGTAACACAGAAACTAAATTAAATTTTGTGAATCCCAAAGATCAAATGTTAGCAGAAGGAACAGAAAATGCTGAATCTAAATAACGCATCGGTGTCAGAAGCACCAACACAAGCACGAACACTTATTCCAAACGGCACAGTTTGTCGTGCAATCATGGCAGTCAAAATGGGTGAGATTGAAATCCCTGAGTTTGGCAACGGGCTATGGTTTAAAAAATCCGCCAGTTCAAATGCGAAGTGGATGGAAGTAGAGTTTACAGTTGTCGGCGGTGAGCATGACAGGCGTAAGTTTTGGCATCGTATCTTTGTCGATGGTGATAAGATGGGACAAAGCGGTATCCCGTTGGCTAAAGAGATTGGTTTGTCTACGCTTCGGTCAATTATCGAAAGTGCTAACAATATTGACCCATCTGATATGTCAGAGGCTGCGGTGCAAAGACGCAACATTGGTGGCGTAAATGACTTGAGTGGCATGGAAATTTGCGCTAAAGTCGGAATTGAAAAAGGTACTGGCGGTTATGAGGATAAGAATAAACTCATGGCAGCAGTAACACCGAACCAGAAAGATTTTATCCCTTCTGGACAGGCACCGATGACGCAAGCACCTGCGGTTCAACCGCAACAGGCAGCGCAGCCGACATCTGGTACAGTTCCTAGTTGGGCTAATAGATAAATCTAGCGGCACAGGTTTTTCCACACCTGCTAGACCTCGCACAGGGGGGGCGAGGCCAATTCCCCCCACCATCTAGATTGAAGTGGATTTCGATATGTTACTGCGCCCCTATCAAGAGGCCGCTATCTCTGATGCTTGTAAGGCATTAGATAAGCACAAAAACACAATTGTTGTTGCGCCCACAGGGGCGGGTAAGACAATCATGTTATCTGCGCTTGTCGGGGAGAGGTTCAAAAAAGGTCAAAGAGTTCTTGTCATGCAGCACAGGGACGAGCTTGTTGACCAGAACAAATCAAAGTTTGAAAGAATAAACCCGTACATCACAACAAGCATTGTGAACGGATCAATGAAGGACTGGAGCGGGAATACTGTATTCTCTATGGTTCAGACCATTTCTCGTGACAACAATCTTATAGACCGTCCTAAGTTTGATATGGTGGTAGTTGATGAAAGCCATCATGCAGCAGCAGATACATATTTAAAAGTTATCAACACAGTTAAAGAAGACAATCCAAAAGCAGAGATTGTCGGGTTTACAGCCACACCAAACAGAGGTGATGGCAAGGGACTGCGAAAGATATTCAATAACTGTTCGCACCAAATAGATATTACAACACTTATTCGAGAAGGCTTTCTCGTACCGCCAAAGTCATATGTGATTGATTGCGGCATAAAAGATAAGCTGAATGATGTTGCGATTAGAGGCAATGACTTTGACATGGAGCAAGTCGAGTCCATCATGAACCGTAAGGTCATTAATCAAAAGGTTGTTGAAGAATACATAAATCATGCTGATGGCAGAAAGACAGTTGTATTTTGCAGTACAGTAAAACACGCGGAAGATCTGTTAGAAGAGTTCTTAGAGCAAGGCATAAACGCTGATTTGGTCACAGGAGAGACCCCAAAGGCAGATAGGGCGCAAACGCTGCATGACTTGGCTCATGGCGATGTTCAGGTCGTAGTCAATGTATCTGTGCTTACAGAGGGCTTTGACGCTCCACCAGTGTCGTGCATCATTCTAACTAGACCATGTTCTCAGAAAGCTACAATGGTTCAGATGATTGGGCGTGGTTTACGCACAGTAGATCCAGAAGAGTTTCCTAATTTAGTAAAAAAGGACTGCATTGTTTTAGACTTCGGGACAAGCATATTTACACATGGATCATTAGAAGATGCTGTTAACTTAGACGAAAAACAAAAGGGCGAAGCACCTCTCAAGCAATGTCCAGAGTGCGAAGCAGTTGTTCCCATGAGTTCTAAGGTGTGTCCTATCTGTGAACATATATTTGACAGTGGAGAGAAAGAAGAAAAAGAAGAGCTTCATACGTTTGAGATGACAGAGTTTGATCTGATGCAGATGTCTCCATTTAGATGGATGGATATGTTCGGGGATCAAAGTCTACGCATGGCTATGGGTTTTGAGGGCTTTGTCGGGGTAGCAAATACGTCTGATGTGTCAGTTGCTTTTGGCAGAAAAAATAAAGGTAATTTAAGAGTTTTGGCAGTTGGCGGTGGAGTACAATGTACGGCTGCTGCTGATGATTTTTTGCGAGAGATCGAAGATGGCAATGCCGCTAAAAAGACAAAAAGGTGGCTAGATCAACGATTAACGGATAAACAGAGGGTACACCTTGCTACTCAAGGGATAAATGTCGAGCCATTTGACTTCTCTTGGACGAAGTATAGGGCAGCTTGTATGCTTAGTTTCTTATGGAACAAGCGTTCAATCGAGACAACAGTGGAGAGGTATCTATGAAAGACGTAAAAACGCGATGGGCAGTATATGACGATGGGCTTAAAATTTGGTTTAACGGTGTATTAGTTGCTGTAATTGAACCAAGTGAATTTAAGCACATGGTTTCGGATCTTGCGTTATGGTTAAGGCACAATGACGCAGAGGATAAAGGTGATGGCAAAGTTTGAAGTTTCTCTAGTTTTAGCAAAAAGAAAAAATAAAGAAGAAGTTTATACAGAAAATTTAAATTTTGTCTGCTTTTGTAAAGACACATACGACAGGGAGGAGATTGACGATAAAGCTGATGAGATAATAGCAGATCAAATTTCTGAATCGGAAGATCAGATTTTGTTCGGGTCAGCGCACATAATTATCAAAGACAAACATGTATCAACAATAAGCTTTCAAAATAAAGATTGTAATAAAGAGCAAGTAGAGAAGCTATTAGATTTAATTTTAGACGATACAAAGGAGACAGTTCATTGAGCAACGAACCAAAGCCAATAGATGAGTTGGCTTTCATATTAGGAACATTTGGTTGGGAGACCAAGTTTTCGGATCTGACAGAGGATCAGGTTCATGTATTAATATTTGCTTTGCAGGAAGCAAAAAAACTAACAGAGGAAATAGACATTGGAAAGCTCGAAGACAAATACTATCAGTCAACAGGCTCTTGGCCTTCTACCAGTATCCCCTTCTGATCCAATAGCAGAGGCAATATCGCAAGCAGTAGACAAAGCTATCATAGAAAAGAATAGCAAACGCGAACGAAGAAAATATTTGGGAGCTTCAAGCATAGGTGATGAGTGCAGCAGAAAGATACAGTATCGGTACTTAAACTATCCACAAGATGAGGGTTCGGGCTTCAGTGCCAAAACACTCAGGATATTTGAGTTTGGTCATTATATCGAGGACTACGCTGCAATGTGGCTTAGAGATGCAGGGTTTGATCTGCGCACAGAGGATAAAATGGGACAACAGTTTGGCTTCTCCATAGCCGATGACGAAATCAAAGGACATATTGATGGCGTGATATGCGATGGGGACGTAGATATGGGCTATCCGTGTCTATGGGAGAATAAATCAGCAAACGATCAGAAATGGAAAGCATTTCAGCGTATGGGGGTAGCCAAGGCAAATCCCGTTTACGCTACTCAGATCGCCTTATATCAAGCCTACATGGAGCTTACGGAGAACCCTGCGCTCTTCACAGTGGTAAATAAGAACACATCTGAGGTTTATTATGAGTTGGTTCCGTTTAATCGGGAGTTGGCACAGGCCGCAAGTGACAAGGCTGTAAATATCTTGACTGCGGCAAAAGCAGGTGACATTCTACCTCGCATAGCTCAGACGAGAGATTTTTATCTCTGTAAGTTTTGCGAGTTTAGGGAGACTTGTTGGAGAAATGAATAAAAGTAGGGGGTAGGCAAAAGGACTATTATCTACCCCCATTAAAGTAAAAATGCAGTATAGGGACAATATAATGTCATTAAGGGTAGTTGGCAACACAAGATATGGTGATAAGCAGCGAGATTTAGTCGCAGAAATTACAGATAAAGTTCCATCCTATGTTCAGGTAGAGGCTCTGAAAAATGCTTATCCAAACGGAAGAATTGTTCGGAATGAGTTCTATTTAGGATCTTTAAGCGGTGAAGCTGGGCAGTCGTTAAAGATAAATATAGATCCATCCAGTCCAGAATTTATGCGTGGCATGGATTTTAACACGGGAGATGGCATCGGGGGCATAACAAAAATCCTGATGGCAGCGTACAATTGGAAAATTAAAGACGTAGCAGAGCATTTTGCTACATTTTTAGAAGACACAAGGACTGCTCCACCTGAAAATCCAATAAAACCAGAGCTGCAGCACCAGCCACAACCCGAACAAATTAAACAAAAGCGGGTCATAGATTACTCAACGCCATATGATAGCGAGTATTTATATTTGTCAGAAGAGGGCGAGATACTGGTTGCTGTCAGAAAATACATCGAACGGGATCAAACAGGTGAAATTGTTCGGGATAGTGACGGCAGCGCAAAAAAGGAATTCCGTCAGTTCCCACGTTTACCAGAAACTAGGCCGCTATATAATCTGCCGTATATAAAAGAAGCGGATCGGGTTATATGGGTAGAAGGCGAGAAGTGTGCTGATGCTCTTATAAATCTAGGATACACGGCAACTTGTACTATCGGGGGCGCAGGGATGCTATCTCAGCGCACAAAAGATAAGTTCGACTTCTCTCCATTGCACGGTAAAGAGCTTATTATATGGCCTGATAACGATGAGGCAGGGCAGAAACTAGCTAGGATAATACAAGAGCTTGGGGTTAACGCAGGGGCAAAGTCAGTAACAATGCTCACGCCACCGCAGGGTAAGCCTAAGAAGTGGGACGCTGCTGATGCAATTGAAGAGGCTTTTGATATATCGAAGTTTCTTAACGCACCAAACCACAAGGTAAAGAAGACATTATCACTCAAAAACAGAAATCTTATCATTGGAAATCAGTTTGCTGGTGCGCCACCCGAACAAAAGTTTCTAATCGGGGACACCATACCGCTGGGAGTTCCGTGTGTTTTCGCGGCTGCTGGCGACAGTGGTAAAGGCATGATGACGTTGGATCTAGCTATGAAAGTGGCATCGGGGCAACCTATGCAAAATTCTTTCGGGGGTTTGGTCGCTCATCACGGGTCAGCCATTATATTATCGGCGGAAGATGATAGAGATGAGCTGCATCGCCGA